ATGTTTATGTTGGGTTATCGTTCAATGTTTAACCAGAAGCATAAGAGATCTATGTTAAATCCATAGCTGTCTATGCTAAAGCCAATACCAAATCTAGCAGCCATACCTAGGCTGATGTGTACCCCAAATATATAAAAGTACTTAACCTTATACATTAGAACTCCCGTTCGTTATATACATTGATTGCTTCTTGTAAGGTCTCAAAGTAATCACCGCGTTGGCATGTGCCGCGAGCGTGATTGTATGTCCATACTACAAATGGATGAAGTGGGGATGCTGGGGCTAGGCACAGCACTATATCTGTGTATTCGTCGGCTTGTTTGTGTTGGAGCACTGTTGCCCCACGGGATACACCGCCATCACCTTCTAAGATGACACCCGGTTTGATTGTACTTATCTCACCCATTGTCTATCAACTCCATTAACTTAATCTGTGCTTTAATTGTGTGGATATCAATAGATAGTTGGGCTATCTCGTGGGATATGTTCTTTACTATCTGTTCCATATGTGCTATTTGTTTTTCAGTTATCATTGCTTATATCCTTTCTCCATGAGTAGCGCACCTTGCGCGACCACTTTTTCTTATTAGGCATAGGAGAGGCTGCGTTGCTCCTGCGCAATGACAACACTCTCTTGATCCGGTCCTTGTTGGCATAGTTCTTGAACATACTTAATCTCCTCGGTTACAGGGATAGACATAATGCTAGAGATTAACTGCAAGCATAGTAAGTGCCTATCGTGGCGTGTGATTACTGGCTTATGTATTGATGCTTTAACTATAAGGGTCTGGCTCATTACCAAATACCACCCTCATCTTCATACTTCTGGTCTTCCTTGTATTGCATCTCAACAATAAAGATTGCTGCGATAACTACAACGATGACACTAAGGGCTAACCAACCTAGCATTTGTACTCCTTTCTATGCGCTCAAAGAAACAGGGGAAACATATCCACTGCCGTCATACATCTTGCCTGCCCATACACCATACAATCCGGTATGGGTATCAGCATAGTCCTTGCAAGCCTTCAGCAAGGCACACCTATTACAAATAGCGATGGCTTGTTCTATCTCAGCCTTCGCGTGGAGATTTTCGGGGATAAAAAGGGCTTCATCAGTCTGTGCACACAACTGTGAACCATCATAGGGACTAGACATACTTGCCTCCTTAGTACTCTCAGATAGAGAGTGGTAGACACATAGATACCGAAAGTCGATTTACTAGCGATATGCCATTCCCATTAAGGCTATTAAATGGCCTGTGATACACGCGTATTTTTATCTAGCGTGAGGTACTTGGGCAAGTCTAACCCTCAATCTGTTTGGTATCTATGTGCCTGCCACCACGCTACCTGCGAAAATTGGCGGGGATTACTGTCTACCTGAAGATTTACCTAGATGTAAATCATCACTATCAGCAGGGACAATAGCAAAGCCTTGCTTAGGGACAAGGATAAGACGATACTCAGCATAGAAATCATCTGATGCCTTGGCGTGGCATATCTTAGACATACAGTACTTCTTGCCTATATTCCACCTAGCCTTGGCAACAGCATCACCACAGTAAATACACTTCATATATAACCTCCTAACATAGATAGTCCTCTTTACAGTAAGGCATCTCATAAATACTGAGACATAGCCTCTGCTGGCTGGACTAAGCCAATAACTACCTGATAGTAGTACTCGACCCAAGCCGTAGGCCTGGTCGTACTCTCAATGATCATAGATGGCTACCGACAGTAGCCTAGAAGGTAGGCAACTCCCAATGATGAGAGTTACCTACCTCCGATAGATAGCAGGACACCGAATGAGATAGGCTTTTGTCTCTCTGGGGCGTGCTAACATTCCATAGCACTGTGTGGCAGACATACGTCACCTAGGTTGAATCTAGATTCCCCATACCCCGCATATATGAACATAGTTATCTATGCTCATAGCAGGAAAGCCGGGGGAATATCCACCGGCTTACCCACTACGAGAACAGATTAAGAAACTAGGACTAGTTTCTCTGCGTTTGCCTCGATTTCAGCAAGCAAGAGGTTATACGCATTAACCTCCGCCTTGAACTCTGCCAATGAAACAGCAGAGGGAGTTCCAGCATTAACGAAAGAATTGCGAGCCTTCGTCATACTAGACACGGCAGCGTGATGAACCTTACCCTCAGCGATGCGAACAGCGCGGGCGGTAGAGGCGGCATTATCAACCTGAGCCTTGAGAGCCTTAATGCCATCAAGGACATCAGTGCCAACAGCGATAACAGCAGCGGTCTCTTCAGGCTTCTTGAAGAATACCTCAGTGAGGTCAGCCCACTGAGATGGTTCTATCTTGAGAGCACCAGAGAGATACCCACCGAAAACGCGGGTTGCGTTGATGGCAGACTTATACTTACCACCGGAATACACAGAGTCAAGGGAGTGTCCCTTACCGAACAGGTCAATGAACTGACCAATCGAGAACTCAGTATCCTCCGAGTGGGAGATAATCGCTTTCGCGCTGGCAACTGTAAGAGGCTTAATAGCCATCTTAGTTCCTTTCATTACCAATACAGGTAGTATTGGGGGTATTACCCGTGCCCTAGTGTGCTATGACGCACTACCCCACTAACAGGCTAGGGCTACGAGGTATACGCAGAAAGAACAGCCTATCTCTTATCTATTTGGGCTGTCCGTACTCCAATTCTATTTGTCGCTTTTACCCTCCCCCACCCTTAAATCCCTTTTCTCCTATCCGTCCCCCAGGGCTTACGGGTGGTTGGCTCTATTTAGAGCTATACAGTGGCCAAGGCGGGTGTCCGAAATGTCCGAATTGGGTGACTCTGATCATAGTGGGGTGAAAAATGGGCGGGAATTGGGGTAACTATCATCATAAATAGCCTTATAAGTGTAAAAAAGGGATAAATAGCTGCTAGAATACTAATTACCAGGCTCAAATGAGCTGGTTTTAACTAATTTATCGTCTAAGGAGATAAATAATGGCAACACCTATGTATCAAAGTGGCGGGTATCCTAAGGGAGATCCTCACAAGGAACGTTACACAGATCCTTGGGGACCTAAAGGACACATTCCAAGTCCATCAGTAGCAGAAATAACAATATCTACTCTATTTCCTCAGTTCAATCGCTGGGCAATTGGGTTTGATCCAATGCTAGACACCTTCAAACAACTCAGTCAAGAGATGAAATTTAGCGGGTATCCACCATACAACATCTATAAAGATAAAGATACCTACGTACTAGAGCTGGCTGTAGCTGGTTTTGGTAAGGAAGATATCACCATTACGGTAAAAGAGCTCCAGCTGACCGTAGAAGGCCGTTTAGAGGCATCTGAGAGGGAGCCTATCCATAAAGGAATCGCTACCCGTGACTTCAAGCAGAACTTCGCTCTAGCGGAGTATGTAGTAGTTAAGGGAGCAGAGCTTAAGGATGGCTTGCTTAGAATCACATTAGAGCAGGAGCTACCCGAGGAATTGCAGCCAAAGGTAATTAAAATCAAATAAATCTGCTAGAATAGTTAGTAGCGGCCCCAGTAGAGCTAAACCACCTACTGGGGCTCATTAATATTAGGAAGTACAATGGATAGAGAAGAAAAATTGAAGACAGCAGTAAAGAAGACGATGGAAGAGAACTCAGACCTTTTAAAGAAGTTAGATGATCGTGACGCTAATGGAATCCCGTATTGGGAGACTAAAGAGTTCCATGATAAGATGTTTGAGTCCCAGCAATCATTCGAAGAGTAAATACACCGATCCCCGCGAAACGAGGCGCACAATGTATGCATTAGGAGTTGTAAGTGGTATGTTGTTGGCTTGGTCATGGCTTGCCTTTGCCTCCCCACATGCTCGTAAAGAATCAGTAGTAGCAGGGGTAGACGTTCGCTGCATCCATTGTGGTCGTATGTACCGTACAGGATTTAATAATGTACGTGTAGATAGCAAATGTATGGATTGCGCATAATGCCTAGATACGATTACAAGTGTAACCAGTGTTCAACTACAATTGAATTTGAACGAGGATTTGGTGAGGACTCAGAACCAATGTGTACTGGGTGTAACTCAACCATGTCCCGCGTTTGGAGTGCAACCCCCGCAATTTTTAGAGGCGGCGGTTGGGGTGGGCAATAAGGTAGGATAGGGCTATGGCGCAAAGACGTGGTTTAGGTAAAACATTTGCCGAGATACAGGCAGAGCAAGCTGCTGCTCAGGCGCGACGTGAGGCTTCAGGACGTTCTGATGGTTTAGACCTGTTAATACCTACAACACCCGAACAACTACAAAATCGTTTAGCTCAATATAATACTGATCCTGACTTTGGTGTTGGGTATGAGATTATGGGTGCTCCGCATAATCCTGCATCTAGACGCAGACGTGCTGAAAAAATTGGTTACAACAAAGAGCTTAAGTACCTAGCCATCCTTATGCACAATGACGGTAAAGGTTCTGTGATGATTGGATACCCCGATGTCACCCAGGATGAGTGGGAGCAGCTTCAGGGGTATAACTCCACTACAGAGTTTTTGGACTCTGTCCTATATCGCTTTAATAACAATAATGGCTGGGAGCGCCTAGATAGCTTGCCACCCCAAACCAACCCACAGCTTTTTGAGCAGGGTACACTAGACTAGTCTGGTAGACTTGACTTAACCAAGAGAGGGAATCCATGACGACACTTGCTGCAATACAAGGTGACGGTTGGGCCGCTATAGGTTGTGACTCACGCGCATCTGAAGAAGGTGGGCGTTATATGGACCTAGCTACACCAAAAATTGTTAATAACAACGGTGTGCTTATTGCTGTCTCCGGAGCATCACGTGGTGGAAATATTGCACAATTTGGTTGGAAACCCCCAAAACCGCGTAGTAATGAAAATCTTGATGTCTTTATGACCAAAAAGTTTATCCCTTCACTTCGTAAAGCCTTTCAAGATGCAGGCTATGAAGGTAAGGATGACGGGGCAGCGGCTGAAACCGATTCAGATCTTTTAGTTGTAATTAATGGGGTTATCTACCCAATAAGTTCTGATTACTCTTGGGATAGAGAAGCCCGTAATGTTTACTACTCAGGTAGCGGTGGGGATATTGCCCTGGGTGCCCTAGAGGCGCTAAACTATCAAAAAATTAAATCCCCCGCCCAAGCTGAAAAAGCTATCCATAGAGCCATAGAAGCAGCAATAAAACATGACATTTACTCTGGCGGAGAAATAATTACATACGTACAAGAATCCTAATATCTGACATCATATGTCTACCAACGCGAAAGGTAGACTATGGCAACAGATACATCAGGCAACCAGGCGGTTGCTTTTGAGTGGGGCAATCTTCCCATGCAACCTAATGATGCACGAAATGGTATCGTTCTAGGGGCTAAAGGAATTCACGAAATTAATGGAGTAACCTGGGATGGTTTTCCAACCGTTGCAGATGCCGGCGGACATGAACTTGTTGATGGCGATCCTCTTTATATTGTTCCTTCTTACACATTTTGTTGGAGCAGCCCATATGCTAAAGATGCTATGGTTTGGGATTACCTTGAATACCTTCGAGCAGCAGGTGTTAACCCAGAACTTCTTGTAGAGGCAACTTTTGATGGAGTTAATAAGTATGACTGGGGCACAACAGGAAACACTAATAACCTCCTTGGTGGAATTGTTTTTTGGGCTTACATTCCTAAAGATGTAATTGTTAATATTGATTGGGCTACAGGCACAGTTGTTAAGGGTTCAGATTTTGATGGCATGATTACAGCAATGTATAGTAGTCCAGGATCTACAGTTGATGTTGCTAGCGATTGGTATAACCACTCTGTTGTTGCTTTTACAAATGACCCTAACAAAAACAATACCGCAGGATGGTGGTACTAATAATGACACTTCAAGTTGAAATTAAATGCAATTGCGGAACACGCAATGAAACTCCTGGTGTTGGACCAACACTTGCTTTCTACAATGATTGTAAAGATTGTGGAGTTAAGAACGAGTTAAGGTATGTAGGCACCCCAAGTCTTGGAGGAACTAAATAATGACATATCCAGTAGATGATCTAGGAAACCCACGTGTTGATTTTGTATGGGGACCATTCCCACTACAGCCAAATGATCAGCGTGACACATACAACAATGAGAACCAAACTACTGATGGTATATGGACTAACTATCCAACTGTAGGCAGTGCAAATCTTAGTTCAGGTTGGACAGAGATTTCATTTGGTACCGGTGACGGAGCCAACTCACGCACACAGACCTTTACATGGGATAACCATGAAATTGCTGTAGATAACTACGAGAACTACCCAGGATTTACTGGTGGCTATCCATATGACGACACTATTCCTAACGTAGTTGTTCCAAACATTATTGGACTATCAAGTGCTGCTGCAGGTACCGCACTAGGTAATGCTGGTCTTGGTGGTTCTGGTAACAGCCACACAGAGGGCGCTACATTATCTAATAATGGAAAAGTATTTGCACAACGTCCAGACGCAGGAACTCTTTATAACCAAGGTGATATAGTTCACTTTGACGTATATAGCTATACTGCTCCAACAGGTTCTATCTCAGGATTTGACCAAACTGTAACTGACGAAGGTTGGACTCTAGGACCTAACGACGCAATCATGTACTTGACTGGACGCAGCAATTACCCTGTTGCTCCGAACACAATTACAGTGTCAGGAAGCTCTAACTCTGATTACAACCAAGTTTGGACTGTAAATGATGAAGCTAATAACGACTCCTATAACACAGGTGGAACCGCTGTTTGGGTAACCCCAACAACACCTGTCACTGAGTCAACAAGCTCAGGCGGAACCTGGACCCAGAACTAAACTTCCCTTAGACGTAAGGGATTTAACCAATCTATAGATAGGAAACACAATGTCAAACCCAACAGATACATCGGGTAACGTTGCAGTCGATTTTGTATGGGGCAATATGCCTATACAACCAGATGACAAGCGAGTTACCTCACCATCTCAAACCACTGTTGTTGGTGGAGCTCAGAACCACAGCTGGACCTATGTAAGCACTAAGCCTAGTGCTAAGATTGATCCAACTCAAGATACAGAAGTTATTGCAGATGAAGCTTGGTCCGCATTCCCAGGATTTGTTCCTAATGAAGGCGTTCCTGCTTCTTCAACAACAATTACAATCCCAAACGTTGCAGGATACGGTTACGTACATGCTGTAGAGGCTCTAGTGCTTGCTGGTGCTAACGTAGGTACTGTTACCTACCGCACAACAGGCGCAACTCTTGCTAATACAGGCACAGTTTATTCAACATCAGTAACTGGTTCATATACAGAAGGAACAGCTACTAACTTAGTTGTTTATCGCTACCAAGATGCTTCAACCCCAGGCGTTACGTACAACACTGCTGCGGGTCCATGGGGCAATGGAACAATTGCTGGTTAATCAGTAACAATTTAGGCCGGGAGTTAACCCTCCCGGCTTTTTGTTTTAATGGGAGAATACTCGTATGACACCTCCAAAGAAGCACCAACACCGATATCCCATGCGTGCTGTTGCTACGGCAGGGCGCTATCAGGGCACAATTATTCCCGCACCAGGCGACTGGTATACTTCACTGTGGGGAGTAGGAGATGGCGGATTAGGGCACTATACCGGAGTTGATATGGATGCCCCTACTGGTCAGGAGAATGAAAGTGCAGAGTCTAACGAAGCCGCAGCCCCAACCTCTACAGGAGCAGGCCCAGCTATGGGTGTCGTGTGATAGCTGCTCTGCTAGAGCCGTTATTGCAGTAGAATTGCCCTACGGAGACCTAACCTTCTGTAACCATCATTACAATAAAAACTCTCAAGTGCTTACAGATCAGGGCGGAATTGCTAAACTTTTGTCTATACCAGGAGAAGATCGGGAATAAAAATGGCAGAACCTAAATTTTCATACGTACCTAAAGCAGCAGCAGGTGAAGGAATTGGCCGTTTTGCTGCAAGTACTTTTGGTGGTCTTGCTCAAACACAGAGGGCATTAACCGGTCACGCACTTGCATCTAATTTACTCTGGCAACGCACACTTGCTGATATTGCAGGTCATGGAATTAAGCAGGGTCAGATTACAGAAGAGATGAAGACGCGTGGAACTAATACCCGTCTTAATGCACAGGAAGTTCTTGCTGATGAACTAACGCATGGAGAAAACGTTACAAAATCAGTTAAGGAAGGAAAATTGGATCAAAATATAATATTGCAGGCAGGAAAAGGAACTCGCCTACAGGCTCGTGGCCTAGATAATTTTCGACCAACTCCTAAAAGTACTCGTCAAAAAGATTACGATGACACAGCCCCTTCATGGTATAAATCAGATTTTAATGAAACACAAGAAGAAGGCCCAACTCCAGATGTAGCAGGAGAAACTTCACCTTCAAAACCAACACCTCCTACAACAACAGCTGGGGCACCAACACCAGATCTAGTACAAGGCACTCTTCCAAGCGCAACTACTACAGTTGCTGATCGTGCATCTAGTCGTCCAGTTGGACGCACGGCTGCTAAAGCAGCAGTAACAAAGCCTATTATTAAAATGGCTACGGTAAAACCCTCAAAAACTAAAAAACCTACTAATCCAGGAGTAAGCGAATAATGGCAAAGAAAAAAGCAGCTAAAAAAGTAGCTAAGAAAACAACGCCTGCAACTCCTGCAGATAACTCATCTGAAAATATTTTAAAATTAGATACAGGTAAAACTTACCGAGGACGTTTTAAACGTCAACAGGAAAAGCTTCAAGAAAAAAGTGACGCCGCAATTATTGCTGCCACTAACCGTGAAAAAACACCTGCAGAACAAGAAGAGTTTGATGCAAATGTTGCCGGTACTTCTGTAGAAGGATTGCGTGCTGTTCGTGAAGGTCGTGCAAGTTTTATTAATAGCAAGCCTAAGCCTGAGGTTGCTCTTACACCTGTTGACCTATCTCTTCCTGAAAATGTTCCAGCATTAGCTACTCCCAAAGATTGGTCTCCAAGTACTAGAGCAGGTATTTTTACACCAGCACCTACCGGAGCTATTCGTGGCAATCGTGCACAACCTATGTCTACGGTTGATTTGCAAAATATGCAAAGCCGCCTTACACCAAGTGAAGGCGAAACATCTATGGGTATTCCAGGCTCTGAACAGAGTATGGAAACGGTAACCCATCCAAATTTAGGTCAAATTTCTGTTCCTACTGATCTTGCACGAGCTCACCGTCTATACGCAGCAGATTATGAAAACAATCCAGCACAGGCTAACCGTCTTGCTGGACTTCAAGGAGACGAAGACTTTGCTGCCCCAGTACAACATAAGTCTGGGCACTATGAGCGTTTAGGTAGATTGCAAGCAGCAGGGGAAGATCCTCGTGAAATTTCAATACAAGCAAGAAAAATGAATAAAACTGTTTATGATCTTGTAGAAGAAAAGCATGCCCTATTACAAGATAAAAAAGATTCAGAAACACCTGTAAATTTTGGAATGCAACATTTAAATGAAAAAGATACTTTTGTTCACCCGGAAACAGGTAAAGAGCACCCTATTACTGAGTGGTCTAGCGTACACAATATGCCGACAACCCCGGAAGGGCTTCCAGCTTTAGTAGCAACAAAGGGAACAAACCTACACGTTTACGAAGATACAAAAGGTAACAAGCGCACAACTATTCCAACACATATCGGTTGGTGGAAAGACCCTACTGATGGACAAGGTGGTCGTGAAAACCTTGGTGCACGCCCGGGTCGTTGGAGAATGAATACCGCACCTCAAGTTCTTCCAGGAGCTGAGGTAAAAGAAGGTACTATGTTACCTGCTTATGATTATTCTCGACAAGAATTACAAAAGGCTCTTCCAACTGGATCTAAGCAAAGCCGTCAACTAATAAGTGAAGCAGCTAGTGCTATGGCAGCAATTCATGCCACAAGTAGCGGTTCTACACCTCCAGGTAGGATTTCAACAAACCCTGTAACAAATCCTGTAACTGGTAGGGCTATTAGTGAATTTGCACCAGTAGGTCATGCAACTATTTCTGTTGCCCCAGCAGCTACTTCTACCAAAATTAAAAAGGGACGTAAAGGCAGTAAGACAATCTCTTCCACTGCAAAACAAAACTTAGAATTATCTGAACAACTTAGGGGTCAAGTAGAGGAACCTACAACAGGTAAAGAGCTTATTGCTAAAGCAGCTAAAACTGGTTTTAAACCTGCAGCTCAACCAACCTTTAACGTAGATGAATCTGGCAACCCAGTACCACAAATGCCTGTGGTTGGAGTAAAAGGTGTAAAACGTCAGTATGTTCAAACATCTGGTTCACCTAGAGGTGGAGTAAGTAGTCAGCTAAAAAGCTTTACTGCTGTACATGGATTAGCCTCAGATGAAGAAGGCCCAGCAGTTACATCTGGTATTCCTGCTAGACCTGCTCGCAGAAATAAAAGAACTGGTGGGGTAATTACTCCTGAAGTAAAGAAAGTTCCAGGTATGGTAGGGTTTAGCACACCTTTGGCAGGTGGAATGGCTGGCGGTACCGGCACGCAACCTACACTTCCAGGAATGGAACCATCTTCACTAGAACAAAGAAAATCAGCAGAAGCAGAACTTAAAACAACATCATCAAATTCTGTTCCTACAATGACTGAAAAACAAGCTTCAAAATTTGGCAGAATCTATCTTGAAGACAATCCTAAATCAGCTCCGGCTCAACCTATGCTTGATTTTGGACAACCTGAACGTGAAGAAGAACAAAGTAAACTTGCTGCTGGAAAAATTTCTCATCGTAACGGGGAACAATGGGGATTCTTGGATAAGCGTTGGCTTGGTGGGGTAAAGGATCAAACTAACTCAGAACAATTAGAGTCAGATCTTACTAGCGATAGAAACTCAAAGATGTCTGAAAAACCTCGTGGTGTTGTTGCCTCACCAGCTGGTCTTCCTAAAGGTAGACCAACAGGACTAGGCGACACCGATGCAGGGCAACAACTTAAAGGTATGCTAGCTAAGATGCGTGGAGAGACTACTGAGGAATAGAAATGTCCCTCAATAGAAACTTTTTAAACGAGATCTTCCTAGATCAGTACCCACAGAGCAATCGTATGCCTAAGAACCTACGTCACAATGCTCGTGAGGCTGCAGAGTACTTGACAAATATCCCTTATACGGATAATTCAGAGTCTATGCAGCCTCTAATGGGTCGTCCTGGTCGAGGAGTTAGTGGAGAATCGGGGAATTAATGGGACAAAGTGATGCATTTAAAGTAGGGTCTTTTGAGCACAAGCTCACCCCAGATATGATTGCTTCTCCAGAAACTATGGGTCATTCAGGAGCAGAAGCCCCTGATTGGGACACTCATTATGGCAAAGCATTTAAACTTGTTAGTACTCCTGAGGGTGCTGCTACAGATGTTCATGGAAACTCTATAAAGACAGAACCAGGAACTATATCTTTAGTAACACCTTTTAATGGAGATTCGTTTCATTCTTGGCCCGAAGCTTCTGACGAAGCTAAGTCAAACTTTAAAAAGAATTGGGGCAATATATGGAACCAAACAGGCGGATATAAGCAGCGTCAAGTGTTGGGACTGTAACTGCTAATGGGACGTAATAATAATGATTTTCATACTGCAAGAAATCCGGAAGCATATCACGTATCTTCTTCTGGTGAAGTGGAGCGTCCTGTTGCTGAGGTTGAGCGGGATAAGAAAAGAAAACTTGAGTTAAAAACTAAAGAAATAGAAAGATTGGGCAAGTATAGTGGCAACTAAGAAAAAAGAAGTAGCTGGCGGTAAAGAGTACAAAGGCTCTGCCGCTAATGGCGGCCGCAAAATTATCGTTGAGCACTACAAAAAAGACGGTAAGTGGCATACCACTTCTAAGAATGCTGCCAAAGCTAAGTATGAAAAGAAGCATGGCAAGCTACCTAAGGGCACGGATGTAGACCACAAGGATAATAATCATGATAATGATTCCTCCAGCAATCTGCGCCCGCTCAAGCATGGCAAGAATACTGCCAAGGAGAACAAGCGCAGAGCTGGTAAGAAATGAACGAACCGGGCCCTCAATTTATTAGGGTCTGGCGTGGGTTAGACCATACAGCTAACAACCCTAAAGAAGTAAATGTAAACAGGCTTGGTATTCACTGGTCTGATGACAAGGCTGCGGCAGAACGTTGGGTTGGAGGTAATGGTACTTTATTAGAGGGCTACGTTAATAAAAGACATGTTGTCCCTAGAGATACCTCTGAGTTTGATATATATGCAAACCGCAACAATATTCAAGATTACGATGAAGATAATGGGCCGTTTTATAGGGCGGAAAAAGAGTTAACTATTCGTAAAGACTCCCCAGTACACATAGTATCTAGCACTAGAATTAAAACTTCCGATAAGAGGACAAGACGTAAAACTAAACGTCCTAATCCTCCTATCGGAGGTTTAACCTAAACAATACTGGGCGCGGTTTTAATCCAGTACTGAACTACCCTATTGTCACGTTCACCCGGATCAGCATGCCAAGGCGTCCAGTTCTTACCCCCAGAAGACATTTTAAAGGCCACCTGAGCGTTTGTAACTGGGTCCTTAAGGTCAGTAGCTGATTTAAGCCCATACTCCTTTATACGGCCCTTCAGAGCCCCGTAAAGGTTAACCTGGAACATGCCGTAGGAGTTATCTCCTGTGCGAGGGTTATAGTTGTGTGCTAATGGGTTACCGTGAGTTTCCTTCATAGCAACCGCCCAAGCTACCTTTAGGTCATGCCCCTTAAACCCAATTAGCTTTAATAGGTCATAGACTTGGGTTGGGGTTAATTTTTTGGCGTTCATATATTGAGTTAATGGGGAAATGCAAGGTTTTACCACTTTAGCTTTAAGTGCATTAGCACTGCTGGTAACCATACATGAAAAGGCTAGTACTACTGAAAGTACTACTGCTAGATATTTTTTCTTCTTTGCATCAATAATCACACTATCTCCTAGGCTAGAGAGCCAACCCGAATCCTTACTTATCTGTCACTTAAGTAAAAATAGCCCTGCGTCTGTCTGCTGGGCTAGTTGCAACTCTTTTGTTACGTAGTTAGTGTTGAGGATTTAACCCCTCATCTCTTACTATACCAGTAAATACAGGGGCATATCAACACGGAGTACCCGTTTTATGCTGTAGTATATATACAGTGATATTTTTCACATTTAGGGGTAAATAGTGCGCGTAGAGCGAATAGTCACCAAACAAGGCCATCCTGTGCCAAAAACTGCAGGATATGCAAAAGGCCCATTTCCTCCCGAACTATATCAAAGACCAGAGGTCGTTACAGATTACGAACCATTTGATCAGGATATGCCTGAAGGTGGTACAGCTCAGAATAACTTTAAAGAACCAAAAGTATTTCGTTGTTCTATCTGTGAAGAGTATATGTATGAGCATAAAACACTAGACCATATATGCGAGGGTATACAAGATGGCAAAGACGCATGATGTTGGAAATTACTTCTGGCATACATTGGTATATCCAATTAAGCCATCTGTAATATTTGATAAAGCAGAGACACAAGAAATAGAAGAACCTTTTAGAGGTGGTAAAGGCTGGGCAATAAGGCTTCCGTTTACTAGACTAGCAATAGTATTAGGTAGATGGAATGAAATATTTAGTGAGAGCTCTGCTCTTACTAGAGCAGTAGTAGGACGACCAATGTCGCAAGATGAAGTAGATTGGGACATGTTAAGATACGGGGCACCATATGAAGATATTTAAACGTAAAAGCAAACTTACAAAAGAATTAACTAAAGTTAAGCGCAGAGTAGCGGGACTACCTAACGCAGAGCTTTTAGGCTGGGCGGATCAAATTATATATTCGGTAGGTCGTAACCTATCTGCTTGGCAAAAAAGTCAGAATCAAAGTTCGTTAGACGAAGCCCTATTAGGGGCTGAGGCACTACACTCTATCCTAGAAACACTAAATGAGAGAACTATTAAATGACCGAATATGATACGGATTTTACAGAGACTGATCTTCCAGATGATTTGGAGTTGGACCCTGAAGATCCCCTTCAAAATGAACCCGAAGAGCTAGATGAACTTTCTAGAGAGTTCGTAAAGGCAATAGTTGAAAAAATCATGCAGTTTATGGAAATGTTGGTTGGACACGATCTGCATCCATATCAAAAGCCTTTAGCACGCCGTATTATAGAATCTATTATTATAAATGATGGTGAAGAAGTTACGGCCCTTGCATCACGTCAGTCAGGTAAATCAGAAACTATTGCAAATACCGTTGCTACATTGATGGTTATCCTCCCACGCCTTGCAGTTATGTACCCAGAACTTTTAGGTAAGTTTGGGGATGGTATCTGGGTGGGCATGTTTGCACCCGTTCAAAACCAGGTTGAAACCCTATACGGACGTACAGTATCCCGTTTAACTAGCGAACGTGCTATGGAAATCTTTGGGGATCCTGAAATTGATGACGTTCCTACAAAGACACCTGGAGTAACAAGAAACATAAAACTTAAGAGATCAGGCTCTACTCTTATGATGATGACAGCTAACCCACGAGCTAAGATCGAATCTAAGTCCTTTCATCTCATTATTATTGATGAGTGCCAAGAGGCAGATGACTTTGTAGTATCAAAGTCTATCGCACCTATGGGAGCGTACTATAACGCTACTATCGTAAAAACGGGGACACCTACGACCCATAAGAATAACTTCTATCGTGCTATCCAGTTAAACAAACGGCGTCAAACGGGGTCACGTGCCAAGCAAAACCATTTTCAGTGGGACTGGAAAGACGTTGCTAAGGTCCAAGCAAACTATGAAAAGTTCATTAAAAAAGAAATGCTTAGAATCGGAGAAGACTCAGATGAATTCCAACTTTCGTATAATTGTAAATGGCTCCTCGAAAGAGGTATGTTCGTCACATCCACAATCATGGATGACCTTGGAGATACATCACAAGAAGTCGTTAAAAGCCATTTTCGTTCACCGGTTGTGGTTGGTGTTGACCCTGCCCGTAAGATGGACTCGACGGTTGTTACCGTAGTATGGGTAGACTGGGATCGCCCCGATGAATTTGGGTACTTTGATCATAGAGTACTAAATTGGTTAGAGATTCAAGGAGATGACTGGGAAGAACAATACTTCCAGATTCAACAGTTCTTATCTAACTATGATGTTCTAGCTATTGGTGTGGATGCCAATGGTGTAGGTGACGCAGTTGCTCAGCGTCTAAAAATTCTTATGCCAAGAGCTGAGGTTATATCAGTTACCTCTAGTCCCTCAGAGCAATCAAAGCGTTGGAAGCACCTGCAATCCCTTATCCAACGTCAAATGGTTTCATGGCCTGCCCATGCTAAGACCCGTCGTCTTCGTATCTGGAAGAAGTTCTACCAACAGATGGTAGATGCGGAGGTTCAGTACAAAGGCCCAAATTTCTTGGTTGCAGCGCCTGATGAAGCCCATGCTCATGACGATTTTGTAGATTCTTTAGCCCTAGCGTGTTCTTTAACCCAGGAAATGGTTATGCCTAACGTAGAAGTAAGTGCAAGCCCTTTCTTTTAATTTAGCATTACAAATGTAGAAATACAGGACAGAATTAACCCTGAGGACCTCAATCCCAACCCTATAGGAGAATAAAAATGGCAGAAAACATTGCACCTACACCTCAGTTCCCTGAGCGCGTAGGATCAACCTATGAACGCAAGTTCAGCCCAGCAACACCAGGCCTACGTGGCCCACTTCGTTTTGAAGAAGGTATTGCAACAGATACAGACGTTCCAAATGATTTCCAACTTGGTTTGGATCAAGGTTATGACACCCCAGCTGGTCGTCCTAACCACAATGAGAACGTATTTGAGAAGTACCCAGAAGAGACAATGAAAGAGCGTGCTCACGTTGGATCTGCTGCTTGGGTAGAAGCCCCAACATACCTTGGCGAATTCGCACAAGGAAACTTTGGAGATCACTCTCAGACTGTTATCGAAGAAGTTGTACGCTCAGGTGCTCGCTATGAGCGCATGAACCCTGCTTCAGTTAACGACTAAGTACTGTATACTAATGTCGTCCCCGGTGTAAAAGCCGGGGACAACATAGGGGAGAAAAATGGGATCAGCTAAAAAGTATCTAAAATCGTATGAAGCGATTAAGAACCAAGCTGCAGCTAGATACCCAAAACGTAGAGGGACTGGAACATCACCTGCGGCTAATAAAATGATTAGCCAACAATGGAATGCAATGGGCGGACAAGACCCACAAAGATTACAAGATGTAGCTCCCAATCAAGTTGATTGGAAAGCAGTAGCAGCAGATAAGAAAAAAGCTAAAGAAGCAAGACGTAAAAAGATTGCTAAAGAAACAAATACTTTATACATTGAAAACTGAGGGCAAATAAATGAATGGAATTAGTCAATGAGTGGTGGTATTGATTTCTCACCTCCGTCGTATAGAGCGGCGTCAAGTGACCTTACAATCTCCATTTCTCCACTGGGATTAGTAGAACTTGCAGATGAAGAATTTGAAGTACATGGTCCACGTCTTAATCGTTATTCATTAAACTGGGCAATGTATCTAGGGCACCACTGGTCGTACCGCCGAGAGTTCGGTGAGTCCCAAATGGTTTACAACTATTACAGAGCTTTTACAGATTTTATTATTAATTTTACATTTGGACGCGCAGTATCATTCCGCAGCCCAGCAGCCACAGAGGCAATCATCCCAGACATCCTAAAGCGTGCGTGGGAGATAGATAACGACAAACACGGTGTTTTATGGGAAATGGGCCAACAAGGCGGAGTTTCAGGAGACTGCTTTGTTAAAGTGGCGTATGAAGAAGCCTATGAAGATTCAATCGGTGGTATACACCCAGGACGTGTTCGTGTACTTCCTTTAAACTCTTCTTTTTGTTTTCCAGAGTTCCACCCACATGATCGCTCACGCTTAATTCGTTTTAAGCTTAAGTATCGTTTCTGGGGTACATCAGTAGAAGGAACCCGCCAGGTATATACCTACACTGAAATCCTTACAGATGATCGTATTGAAGAATACGTAAATGATGAGCTTATTGACTCACGCCCTAACCCTATTGGGGTTGTACCTATTATTCATATTCCAAATGTTCGTGTTTCTGGGTCTCCTTGGGGACTAGCCGATTGCCACGACGTTATTACTTTAAATCGTGCCTATAATGAAGTAGCTACAGATGTAGCCGATATTATTAACTACCACGCTGCCCCGGTTACGGTTATTACTGGCGCTAAAGCATCTAACCTTGAAAAGGGTCCTAAGAAGGTTTGGGGCGGTCTTCCTAAAGATGCACAAGTATTTAACTTAGAAGGTGGCGGTCAAGGGTTACAGGGCGCTATGGAGTACCTTAAGGTATTAAAAACTGCAATGCATGAAATGATCGGTGTACCCGAGACTGCTCTTGGTCAAGTACAGCCTATCTCTAACACATCAGGTGTAGCCCTCTCTATTCAATACCAGCCATTGATGAATCGCTACCAACAGAAGCTGGTGCAATATGGAGAGGGTCTACGTAGAATTAATGAATTAGTTCTTCGTACACTTGCTTTTAAAGAACCAGAGTTATTTAAGTATAACCCCGTATTTAATGGCCCAATTAAGCCTAACCAGTTAACAGAACTAGATTTAAACAATCCAATCACTTATGAGACGATTGTTCACTTCCCACAACCACTTCCACTAGATAAACTCATAGTCCTTAATGAGATCCAGTTGAAGATGAACCTCAATCTAGAAAGCCGTGAAGGTGCTCTACGCCAGCTTGGCGAAGAGTTCCCTGCTGAGAAGCTCGAAGAAATTCGCGCAGAACTTATCAAGGATGCTAAGGCAGATGGGGCCATTAACCTCATCAAGCAGCAAATCAACTCGGCCATCACTTCATTAACAGGTATGATGCCAGATGGAACTATGCCTCCAGGAGCAGCACCAGCAGATGGTACTGGCCCAGGACCTTTGGGACAACCAGGCGTCATTACCCCATTTGAAGAGCAGACCTTAGGTCAAATGCAAGCTGAACTAGTTACCGATGCCTATGGAACTAAGCTTCCACAATGGCGTTCGGCTGATAAAGACGGTGGAGCAGAAGATGACTTCAAAGGACAAACAAACTAAGTTTAGGCTGTCAATACCCAAAGTATTTGTCAGACTATATACCAAATAAACCCGCAGGTCTATCGTGGCACTAATTCGGACAACGACCTATTAACCTAAAGGAACAATCATGGCAACAGACTCACCAATTGTAGAAAATCCAGTGGCTCAAGAAGCTTTCCAACAGGAAGCAAAAGGAACCCCGGCCCCTACAGAGAGCAATACAGTGGCTTCGTCTCAGTTCACAGAACAAAAGACTTACACTGAAGATGATTTAAAGCGTGTACGTGAGCAAGAAAAAAATAAGCTCTATGACACAATTGAATCTCTTAAAGGAGAAGTAACACTTCTCGCTAAAGATCGTGAAGAACGTCTTGTAGAAGCAGAAAAAGCTCGCGTAGCTCTTGAAGAAGAAGCTCGCAAGAAAGCTGAAGCAGAGATGGGAACACGTGAGTTGCTAGAACTCAAAGAAAAAGAGTGGCAGCAACAGCTTGAAGAAGTAAAAAGAGAAAACGCTCGCAATCTCGCGTTGGTAGAGCGTGAACGTCAATATGCAGCACTCGTAGAGTACCGCAATCGTCGCGTTCAAGAAGAACAGGATACTATTATTCCTGAGCTTTTAGATCTAATCTCAGGAAATACGCCTGAAGAGATTGAACAAAGTATTACTGGACTTAGAGATAGATCCTCTAAGATTCTGGAATCGGCATCGCAGGCAATGCAGTCAGCTCGTAAAGAGATGACAGGTACACGCCCTACATTGCCACCAACCATGGAGAATAATTCGGACCAACAACAGTTCTCAGCGGAACAAATTGCCGCTATGTCGGTTACTGAATACGCAAAAGTTAGAGATCGTCTCGGAATGGGACGCGGCTCTGACAAAGGAATCTTTGGTTAATAACTAAAAAGATAAGAAAAAACCCCCCACTCACATATATGAACAAGGAGTAACACCGACATGGCATCAGCCGTAACAGGTACCGGCAATCTAGCCGCAGCACCTACAGCGTACTCTGGCGCTAACAGCCAGCTTACACAAGCAATTC